AAATTATCTGATGGAGGTCTTAGTAATTATATAGGGTCTTTATTAGATAAAGCAGCAATTAAAGAGAATGATGAAGGAAAGTTGTATATAAACCCTATACTATTTCCTAGAGATGATTTTCAATTTTATCAATTTAAACTTAAAAAAGATGAAAAATAAATATTACACACCAGAAATAGAAGAGTTTTGTGTAGGGTTTGAATGTGAAATACAAAGTAGTTGGGGAATGCAAAAAGGTATATATCCTTCTATATTAAGAGAAGATACTTTAACTGGGTTTCAATTACAGAAAATAGGTGAGACAGAGACTTTAAAAAAAGTTATTTCAGGCATTAGAGTTAAATACCTAGACAAAGAAGATATAGAAAGTTTGGGTTTTAAAGATTATAAGAAAGCAGTATGTGATTGGTATAAACTTGAGGGTCATTTTGAAGACTCTTTTGCTTCTTATGGTTATTGGACAAAAATTAGATTAATACATTGCGCTTTAAATAATAAAATTAAAATATTAGCTTATGAATATACTTGGGACGAAAAAGAGACAGTGCTTTTTGCAGGGACAATTAAAAACAAATCAGAGCTTAAAGTACTATTAAAACAATTAAATATTAATTAATATGAAAGATAAGTATTACACACCAGAAATAGAAGAGTTTCATGTAGGATTTGAATATGAAATACAAGATATAGAAAATGCTCAATGGGGTGTTTGTATATGCACACCAGGATTTGGAGCTTTTGATGATGATATAGATAATTTAGAAGATGATAGAATTAGAGTAAAATACCTTGACAAAGAAGATATAGAAAGTTTAGGTTGGATTTTTGATAAAACAAGTAACAAAAGTCAATGGAAATTCCATAAAAATAATATAATGTTATATTACAGATCTGAAAGCAAAGAAATTGGTTTTTTTACAATAGACCCCTCTAAAAGTGATTTTTTTATGGAATATTCAAGAGATAATAAAATGATTAGTTTTTTAATTATTAAAAATAAATCAGAACTTAAAAAATTATTAAGACAATTAAATATAGAATAATATGAATTGGAAACAAAAACAACCAAGAGATATGGTTAACAGAATAATAGCCTGTAACATTATTAGACAAGCATGGTAAAGAGATTTAAAATAAACACTTCTTTATTAAAGCTAGATGAAACTGCACAAGAATTTCTTGATTCTTTTACAGATAAAGAATTATTAGATAATGGGATAACTAAAAAACAAATTGAGAAGGTTATTTCATTTCCTTTCTCTTATTATAAGAATGAACTTAAGAAAGATAATTTATACATCTACAGGTTAGAAAACTTTGGAACTTTCTACACTACAGTTAAAAAGATGAAATCTTCTTTAGTAGATGTTAAGAAAAAAAACAAAGAAGGAAAAGTAAGTGATGATAGATGTCAAGAGATTGAAACCATGATTGAATCTTTCTTAAAAAGAAAAGTAAAAAAATAGTAGTATATTTGAAAAATTTAAAATATGAATGAATATCATAAAGAGATTAATAAGGCTAGTAGTTCAAGAACTACTTTTAAAGATTTTAACACTAAATAGGGGTAATACAAGATAGAAGTCCTAATTACCCTTATATAATAAAACACACAAACAACTAAGATATGAGTTTACTATTTAAAGTAGAAAAGAAACATGTAATACCTCATACAGAGACTCTTATGATTTCTCCTTTTAAAGAAATATGGGAAAGAGATTCAACAGAGCATAAAGAATTTGCTATTGAAGAGTTAAGTTATATAGAATTTATGGGGTCAATCATGAAGAGTAATCCTTATTCAGGTTACAGCAAAGACAGAAAAGAACCTAAAATAAGAGAAGACATTATTAGCCAAGAAAATTGGAGTCCTGATGAATTTATTTCAAAAGGGATAGAGAAATTAAAAGAAATGCAAAGAGATGGTTCCCCTACTTACAACTATTTTATGTCAGCTAAGACAGCAGCAGAAAAGATGCAAGATTTCTTTGAATATTTCAATATGACAGATGTTAATATAAAAACTGGTACTCCTTTATACAAACCTAAAGATATTACCTCAGCATTAAATGATACTTCTAAAGTACTTCAAAATTTAAATGATTTAAAAGAAAAAGTAGATAATGAAGTGTATGAAATGACTAAAAATAAAGGGCAGAAAATAGTAAGCCCTTTTGCTAATCCAGAAACATTGTAAATGAGTCAAGTTAATTCAGTTAGGAATCCAGAAGGTGTTTGGATAAATACTCAAGGATTTAGAGAGCAAGGAGAAAGATTTAAGAAAAGAGGTGTATATTCTTTAGATCCTTGGGGTTCTCCTGACTGGTATGATTACTGGCAAGAACAAAGAAGAAGATGTATTAATGGGTATTCTGAAGGTGGAGTACATATTACAGGAGACCATTATTTCTATTTAAATTTCTGTCCTATTAGGAAAGTAGGAGATAGCACTAAAAAGAAGTCTAAAAAGATTACAGGATTTCCTGACTTTTGGGATGGAGATTATAATTATTTTTGGTCTAGAGAAATAGCTAGAAATGGGATATTAGAAAATCCTTTAGTTACTGATTTAGAAAGAGAAGAGTTTCTACACTTAGAAACTAAAGAAGAAGTTCTTAAACTTAAAAAGTATCTTGATAGGCTACAGTTAACTGTCAGAATAGAGCCTGATTATCTTCAAGGAGGTTGGAATTTAATTGTAGGTAAATCTAGACGAAAAGGCTATCAACTTCCACATTCTGAAATAGTCATGACCCCTAGAGGGAAGAAAACTATGGGAGATATGAAAGTAGGAGATGAAGTATCTACTCCTACAGGAAAAGCTAAAATTATAGAAATGTACCCTCAAGGAGAAGATGATGTATATAAAATCACACTGTATGATGGCAGAACAGTTAAATGTGGAAAAGAGCATTTGTGGAAAGTGTACTCTTCTTCTTTTAGAAAAGATTATAGGCAAGAAAAAGTAGTACAAACTGACTTTCTTTTAAAGCAAGAATTAAAGACTAAAAAAGGGTACAAATGGTTTTTACCTTTAAATGAAAAGGTTGTTAACGAAAACATTAAAGAGCTTCCAATACCTGCTTACACTATGGGGTGTATATTAGGAGACGGTAATGTTTCTAAACAACTTAAAATTTCTGGTGTAGATCAAGAAGTTTTTGACAACATTATAGAAGAGCTAGGAGATAGTTATTATTTCTGCCCAGCAGGTAAAGCTAATCAACAACTAAATTATAAGTTTACTAAAGAAGAACTAGTTAAACATAAAAAAAATAACACACTTAGTAAATACGCAAATAGGTTTAATCCTTTATACTTAAAATTAAAAAAACTTAATTTAGATTGTTGCTCTGCTTTTAAATATATACCTGATATCTATAAGTACCACAGCACTATACAGCAAAGATTAGACTTAGTTAAAGGTTTAATGGACACAGATGGAACAATAGGTAAAGATGGATCTTCTTCTTTTGCTAACACTTCTTCTGTTTTAGTGAAAGATTTACAAGAAGTTCTGTATTCTTTAGGGGTAGCATCTACTTTTAGAGTTAGAAAAGATGGTTTGTTTATTATATACATAAATACTGATTTAAATCTTTTTAAATTAACTAGAAAAAGCAGTAGAGTGCTAGGAAGAAATGTCAGAAAATACATCCCTATTATTAAAGTGGAAAAGTTAAAGTACAAAGAAGAGTCTTCTTGTTTTTTACTAGATTCTAAAGAGCATTTATTTTTAACTAATAAGTATGTAGTTACCCACAATTCTTTTAAGAATGCTGCTATTGCTGCAAACAACTATTTATGTAAACCTAGTTCAAACACATATCTAGGAGCTTATGAGAAAAAGTTTTTATATCCAGATGGTCTCTTTACTATGACTTACTCTTATGTAAATTTCTTATCTGAACACACTGCATGGATATATCCTAGAGATTATATCAATCAACCAGGTAAAGGACACATAAGAGCTTCCACACAAGAATATAGAAATGGTGTGGCTATTGAAACTGGTTTTAAATCTCAGATTATATCTGTAAGTTTTAAAGATGATGCTGATGCAGCTAGGGGTAAAGATGGTTATGACTTTATTATTGATGAAGCAGGAGCATTTGGCACACCTGGTCTTTTAAAAGATACTCTTGTTGCTATACAAGATATTGTAAAAGATGGTGATATTAAAACAGGAATCATTACAGTATTTGGAACTTCTGGAGACATGGAAGGAGGTACTGCTGATTATGCAGATATGCACTCTAAGCCTGCTGCTTATGGGTTCATGCCATTTCAGAATATATGGGATGAAAATTCTGAAGAGTTTGAGTGTGGTTTTTTCCACCCTAATCAATGGAATTTACCTGGACACTATGATGAACAAGGTAACTCTAATCAAAAGTCTGCAATACAAGCTGAAAAAGCCCAAAGAAAATTCTTACTCTCTAAAGGAGCAACTTCTACCGATATTCAAAAGAGGATGCAAGAAAGACCTTTAAGTCCACAAGAAGCTTTTGGATTTGTAAACATTAATAACTTTCCTGTACTAGAAATTAAAAGACAATTAGAGATTGTAAAAGGTAAGAAGTTACAGGAAGTTATGGGAACTCCTGTGAATATGTTTTATGATTCGGAAACAAATAGAGTTAAAGCAGAACCTATTTTAGATGGTACTGCTAACCCTATTTACAGAATGAAACCTGAAAGTATCTCTCTAGCAGGATGTCCTGTTATATATGAGTACCCAATGTTTGACCCTCCTAAAAGTGCATATAAAATTGGTTATGATCCATACAGACAAGATAAGGGAACTTCTTTAGCTTCTATAATTGTGTACAAACCTATAATAAAAGGGGAGCACACAAAAATGCAAATCGTGGCTGAATATATAGGAAGACCAGGAGAAGCTGATGATGTTACATACATAGCTAAACTATTTGCTATGTTATATAACACTCAGATAATGTATGAAAATGAAGTAACTCATGTAAAAGATTATTTTAGAAAGAGGAAAGAATTACATTATTTAGCTGCACAACCTAATGCTGTTATCTCTAAAAACATAAAAAACTCAAGGGTAGCTAGAGTCTATGGTTGCCACATGAATGATAAGATGAAAGATGCAGGAGAAAAATATATTAAAACTTGGTTACTTTCTACAATAGATTTTGATGAAAATGAAGATCCTGTTAGAGTTATAGATAAGATTTATTCTGTAGGTCTATTAGAAGAGCTTATAAATTACAATAGAAAAGGTAACTTTGATAGAGTGATGGCATTGATGCAAGTTATGTTTCAAGATGAAGAAGATATGGTTGACAAAGAATACAATATTAAGTCTTCTTCTAAAACTAAAATTAATCAACTTTTAGCAATGCAACATAAAATGTATAATAAAAATAGAAATAGAGGACTAGTTAAAAATTTTAATTAACTACTTTTGTAAATATACTACAACAAAATGGCTGATAGACTTCAACATAGAGACAATGAAAGACTAACTAGAAAACAGAAAGAAAAAGATGATTTCCGTTGGTATAAAGAAAAAGCAGATTTATACGAAATAGAGCATCATTCTTTAAGGTCTGGAGAAGCTAATGATACTAATGAACAAAGGAGAATGAAAGTCAATTATGACTTATTTAATAATGTCCTAAACTTAGCAGATTTTGAATATGTTTGTCAACCTTTTGGAGCAGAGCAAGGAGAGCTTCCTGCTGAAATGGTAAATAGAGATATTAGTTCTTACAGAATTAAAGCTCTTATGGGTATGGAAATGAAAAGACCTTATGGCTATAAACTATTAGCTGTAAACCCAGAAGCTACTACAAGGAGAGAACAAGAGCATTTTAGAAGAAGTAAAGAGTATGTTTTAGATATGGTTATGGCTCCAATCAGAGCAGAAGCAGAAGCTAAACACATGGTAGAAGCTCAAGGAAGGGAAGTAAATCCCACTGAAATTCAAGAGATTCAACAAAAGATTGAAGAAGAAGTAAAACAAAATACTCCAGACAAGGTTAAAAAATATATGCGAAGAAAGCATCAAGACCCTGCTGAAGTACAAGGACATCAAATTTTAGAGTACTTAAAGAAACAACTTAAATTAGATAAAAAATTTAATGATGGATGGAAGCATGCACTATTATCTGCTTATGAAATTTATTGGGTAGGAATTGTAAATAATAAACCTATAGTTAAAACAGTAAATCCTATGAGGTTTAGCTGTGACACTTCCCCAGATTTAGAATTTATAGAAGAAGGAGACTGGGCACTAGCAGAATACAGAATGACACCTTCTCAAATTGTACAATCCTTTAAACTTACAAACACTGAAATTGATGAAATTTACCAAGATTATAGACACAGAGTTCAAGAATTAAATACTGGAGAATTTTTTGCAGACTCTCAAGATTCCTACTACGAAGATCAATCTACTATTCCTGCTAAACACATACAGTTTAAAGGATTAAGAAAAGTAGGCTGGTTAGATTACATAGACCAAGAAACAGGAGAAACTTTTACTAAATTTCTAGTAGATGAACAATATAAATTAGACAAGGATAACGGAGATATTTACATTGAATGGGAATGGATTCCAGAAACTTATGAAATCTGGAA